CCTGCTTCGTCCGCATCCGCTTGAGTTCACGGGAATAGGTTGGCACAACGGGTTTTTCCTTGTTGGCTATCCAATCGGCCATTGCTTGGGCAGGTGGGTACTTGTCCCTGTATTGGAACGGCGACCTTGGAGCCTTTACGCTTGACGTTTTGCCTCGCACCCCTTGGTCCACATACTTCCAATAGGGGTTGGCCATGATAGCCACGACGATTTGCTTTGCCGATAGTTCGATGTCCTCCGGCACGATAGATGCCGAGAGCGTTCCCCCTGCATTTGCGTTCGCTGCTTCGAGGTTCTTCTTCGCAAGTTCAATGACCCGTTCAATCCATTTGACCAAGACATCATGGGTTGGCGACTTGCCCCCACCTTTGGGGCCAACGACTGAACCAATCCCCTCCAAAGCGGTTTGGTCGATGCCCTTCATCGAACCGCTGCCAAACTTCCCTACGGGCTTGCCATTGGCGAGGATGGTTGTTTCCATGTGGGTAAATGTCCCCCGTGCTGGAATGTGTCTATCTGCGCCTTGCTCTTTCCGCCTCCATCCGTTCGGCTTCCAAGATGTCGTGAATCAGGAGGGCGTAATTGAGAAACTCCACCGCCTTCATAGCGAAGATGGCATCGAACTTCAGTACGTCCTTGTTTGCCATCCTCCACACCACCATAAGCCAACCGTACCCGGCAAGAGGGCTTACGTCAGCCCCTCGGCCTTCGTCATCAGGTGCTTGGAATAGTCGCTCAAAACTTTCAAGTAGGGTTCGGAACTTAGCAAAAAAAAACTGACAACCCCCCAAACGTCCCCGACCTTGGCGTACTTCTTCATCAGTTCGGCCCGTTCTGCATGGGCAGCACCGTCGTACTTTTTCGGGAATAATCCGAATAGACCGCCCTCACGGCAGAGGGTCGCCATGATGCGGTGGAGGTTTTGGAGCAGTTGTTTCTCGTCCGTGGTGTTTGCGTCCATTAATTCAATCAACTGCCCGGCAGTAAGTTCATCCGTGAACACCGTCGGGATCCACCACTTGCCCCCGGCTTTGAACTTTCGCTTGTACCCAAGGGCAGGCAATGCGTTCCACTCGCTGATAATGGCCTTGTAACGCTTTAGGACGCTCTTGGCGGACATCTCTCGAACGAGCGATATATCGACCCCCTCAACGATTGCGACGACCCCTGCACGCTTGTCGTAGTCCCCAAGGACGCTGCTGAACTCAATGGCTCCGATACGCTGGAACTGGTCAATGGTGAGGTCTTGGAGTTTCATAGCCATAACTTGGGTCTTGAGTTGCAACGGATTTCGGGAACGACAACCATAGGCAGGTCGTTAAGCAGGGCGAGGTTGGTCAGGATGCTTTGGTCGTGCCTGTGGTCAATAAACGATGGATGGTTCGGATATTCGCTTGGGTCGTCATTCACGGCCTTGTCAACGTGGAGCCACTTGGACCACTCGTACATAAGGTCAATCGTGAAGTCGGTCTTGCGTAAGCCAAGGAACCCCGCCTCTATCTGCATCGGTTTCTCGTTGAAGAACTGAAGGCAGTCCATCAAGGCGTAGCAGTCGCCCTTGGTGTATGAAATATGGTTGTGGAAGTTTTGATGCAGCAGGATGGGGTTGTCTTGCAAGTATTGCTTGGCAAACTCAAAGCAGCCATCCCCGTGCAGGTCTTGGGCATCCAAGTAAAGCAGGGCTTCGTCCTCCTGCAAGTCAAAGAGAGCGTCAAGGATGATTTGAGGCTTCCACCTCCACCAGTTGTTGCCCCTGCCCGGACGTTTCTCGTCCTCGGTTGTTGTAATCGGGAACGGATACTGATTGGCCTGCGCCCTCGCTGCTGGAAGGTACTCACTCGTTGCGTAGTTGACCCCGACTAAGTACATCTCAGAACCCGTGAGAATTAGCGAAGGCGTGTTTGAAGGCTCCCACGTTGTAAGGAATGTCGGCGAACCTCTGCGAGTATGCTCGTTCTAAAATGTGGCCGACGTGGGGAATAGCGACCAACTTTTGCTCAATGCAGGCCAAGGTCAAGTCAAGGTAGGAATCGTCCCAAGTCAGCGTGTAATTGGAAGTTACAGGCACAACGGGTTGATAGAACTCCTTTGCACCCCTCCCGGTCAGTTGCTTGATATGTGGCTCGTAATTATCACCGCACGACCAGTAAGGCACAACGTCCACAGGGACTCGGAAATAGGCGCAGTAAGCCCGTTGGTCAAAGTCGCCTGTCTTGGTGAGGTCGTACTCAAACAGGTTCACGACATCGCCCTTCTTGATGTAGCCATTCTTGGCTAAAGCGTACCATCCAGTCCAAGCGACGAGGTTTCGGTGGCTCTCAATGTTGTCGGGTTCGTTTCTTGCGATAATGTGGTCAAGGCCAGCCATGCCGTCAAAGTCCTTGAACCCAAGCATGACCCAAGTGTAGGGGAAGAAGTCCCTGAACCTTCCCTCGGCCTCGCATTGCTTCACGATATCGGTATCGTGGCAGAAGATGTAAGTTTTTGCCTTCATTTCTTGTAGAGGGTTAAGAGCATCCTGCCTCTTTGGTCGGTTGACCCCTTGGCTTCGTGTGATTCCAGTTGGCTTGTAAGGTTGATCATCGTCAGCAGTTCGGCATCGTGGATGACCATCGTCCCACCGGGGTTCAGGGCTTTGTTGAACAAGGCAACCATTTCGGGAATCATGCCGTCCCCGTGGTCCGAGTCGTGAAAGATGAAGTCAAAAGTCCTGACCTCTTGCAGGGCCATGTGGCTCGGTTGGTTGTTCCATTCGACTTTGAACTTGGACAGGAGGGCTTTGCGTTTATCTTCTACGGTTGTGTCGGTATCGTAAACCACCACGTCAAGCCCAGCCAAGGCGATAGCGAGCGTCGAGTGTCCGAGGTAGGAACCCAGTTCTAAAGCGTGGCCTCCTTTGTGCTTCTTGGCTTCCTCGTAGATTTCAATGATGTGGTCCACGGCCGTCGTGTAGATGTGCGAGTAGTCCAAAGCCTTGAGTTGGTCGATGTGTTTTTTCATGTTAGAAGGTTATGACAAAGCGTTCGGGTGAAGGCCAGCCGGGGTTGGAATCAAAGACCTTGGTGTCGGGTTTCTTTCCTATCCAATGCTCGGCTTGAAATCGGTGGTCCCGTACAGGCTCACCGAGTTCCTTGATGTGGCTCGACTTCGCCCACCAAAAGTTGCCCCCAAAGTAGGGGTAGCCTTCGGGGTTGTTGGCATCGGCCATGTGAGGGAACTGCTCCTTGGTAATCCAATGGCATCCTACGGCATCGACCTGCTCCAGCATTTGCATGGACCGCTCCCATGCGACCACGTTGAAGAATAGCATGGACCTGCCCCAAAGTTGGGTGGTCAAGGATGGATTCGCAGCTCCCTTGGTGTGGGCGTACAGGTACACGGCTTCTTCCTCTTGACTTGCCCGGTACATCTCGGTCAGCGTCGCCTGCTCCCAAGCGTTGGTCCGGGTTACCACGACCTTGACCTTATCGGCCACCATCGAGCCTTCCAGCACCTCCTTGACCGCTTTGCGTTGTTCGGGTGGACCGACGATGCCTACACGGATTTCGTCCAAGACATTGATGAGGCCATAGTTGCAGACCGCCATCATGTGCTGGTTCAGGATTAACTGCCAGTTCCCTCCGCAGTAGATGTGGTAATAGTGAACGACTTTCATAAGGTCCAAAGGAGGGTTAGAAGGGTGAGGATGAAGAAAACGGCTGCAACCGTCTTGCCGATTTCGATGAGCAGGTCAAGGATGCGTTCCGTGTTCATGCCTCAAAGTTACACCACAACATACTTCCCTGAGTTACTGACCCGTAACTTGTTGAGTGCCACATAACGCATAGCATCGCAGGCGTGGTTGAACGAGTCAATCGGGACCCCCGTGTTCTTGCCTTCTTTGTCGGTCGCCCAAGTGTAGGACCGCAGTTCCTTGATGAGGTTGGTGCTATCCTTGGTAACCTGCAACTTAAAGCGTTTCAGGATGTCGATGCCGTTCCTGACCGAATCGGGACCTTTCTCTGCTGGCTTGATGTTGAAGCCAAGTCGGTAGATTTCCTCGATGCTCTTGGGTTCTGCTGAGTCCGCCACGATTTCCCAAGCCCGGGTGATGCCGAGCGACCGCAACTTGTCTGCGATGTCTTGGTTGGTCAGGCCCGTGGAGTAGAGCAGTTCTTGAATGAGTAGGCAGTCCCCTTGGCGGTATATTGCTACGAGTGCGGTTGGGTCGTTGCTGAACCCCCAGTCAAGCCCCAAGGCGACGAATTTCGCACGGCTGACATCGATACCCTCCACCACCTCGAAGTCCTCGTATATCGCACCCTGAAGCGTCCCGACCTGACCGAGCCCGTAGACCTTCCACCAGTTCGCCCAGTATGCAGAGGTTTCGGCTTTAGTGCGGTTGAGTTCGATGTCCCTCTTGATGGTATCAGGCAGGGCTTCGTTGTCGTTGTAGGTTAGGATTATCAGTTCTGCGTCCTGTTCGGGCAGGACCTCCGTATGCGCCCAAAATTCGTGGGTCGGGTTAAAGTCGATGTAGATCGCCTCGCTGGTACGGATTGCCAACTGGTAGTAGGATTCAAAGTCGATGTTGTTGGCCTCGTTGATGTAAACGACCTGCCTCCTTGCCCCTCGGAGCCGTGCCTCGGAATCAGCCGAAAAGAACTCGATGATTGAACCGTTGGCGAAGTGATAGGTGAGCAGGGTCTTGTTCCATCGGTCTGCGACCCATCGGCCCGTCCATTGCATGACCTTGGCGAAGTCCTTGATTGCTCCCCTCCGTAGGTGGGGGATAGATTCGGACACGACCGATATCTCGGTCTTGTTCTTGGCTGCGATGTCAATGAGGACCGCAAGGATGGCGAGGGTTTTCCCCGCACTTGTTCCGCCTTGGATGACCTTCTTCCGGGCCGTCATCCGACGGATTCGGCTAATGGCGGTCGTGTACTTAAAGTCCATCCCCAAACAGGGGTTGCTCGATGTGGACCGTGTTCTCTTGACGCTCCACGAGGTTGTTGAGGCGTTGAGTGATGGATGGGTTGTACTGACCAACCATGCCCCCCTCAATTTGGTCTTGACGGATGGTTCTTCTTATACGCGAGCAGATGGCTACATAGTCGTCATATCGCTTGTCCCTGTTTGTAAAATAGGCCCCAAGGTCCTCAATTATATCTGCATCCGCACACCAGTTCTCAAAGCCTTCCAAGGTCAACGGAC